TATATTTATATACATCAAATAAAAAATAAATTTTATGACATTACTTATCATTGTACTTATTGTAGCTGGTATTGTAGCTGCAGTTATTTTAAACAGCAAAAAGAAATCTTCATTTCCACCACAAGATGTTGTATCTGACAACGGCGCTGATCGCCCAACAGTTGTTCTAGATGAAACACCAGTAGTGGTACCAGTTGAACCTGTTGTATCAGATGAAGAACTTGCTAAATTAGCTGAGGCTAAAAAGAAGTCCGTAGCTAAAAAATCAGCAAAAAAACAACCAGCAAAAACATCTGATAAAAAATCTCCTAAAAAGAAATAATGGCTAATCAATTCCTCACTGTAGAAGAATTAAATCAACTTAAAGCTTTTAAAGCACAATTAAATCAAGTTACTTTTGCTTTAGGTGAGAATCGCATTAGAAAAGAAAATTTACTTGCTTCTTATCGTAATTTAATTAGTCAAGAACAAGAATTTCATAATAAACTCTCTATTAAATATGGAGATGGCAGTCTTGATCTAAACACAGGAGAAGTTATTCCTTTAACTGATGAACAAAATAACTGAAATATTTAAATCATGGGTTGCCGCTGCTAACCCAACGCCTGAAGAACAAGCAGTAGCCGAATATCGTGCTGCTGTTTGTGATTCATGTTTTAAAAAAGAATACGTTAGAGCTGTTAATACATTCATTTGTAGTGATTGCGGTTGTCCTCTAAATAAAAAAGTATTTTCACCTAAACCAGGTAAAGAAGCTTGCCCATTAGCTAAATGGGAAAAATAATAAAGTTATGGCACAATTAACACAAGAAGAATTACAATCAATTAAAGACCTTCAGTCTAAGTACAACCAAACATTATTCGAAATTGGTGTAGCTGAAGCGCAGCGTTTAGCATTGGTAGAGCAAGTTGAAAAACTTGAAAGCAATAAAAAAACACTATTAAGTGATCTTTCTACAATTGAGCAAAAAGAAAACGACCTAGTCAAATCACTCCAAGACAAATACGGAACTGGCTCTATTAACCCAGAGACGGGAGAAATCACGTCTATCCAGCAATAATCTGCGGTTTATATTGGTTTTTGGATATTTATTATTAGGTCAATCCTATTAAATTTTTCAAAAACAATAATATAAAATGGGCGAAAAAATCTTATCTCCTGGTGTATTCCAAAATGAATCAGATCAATCTTTGGTTCAGAGAGGTATACAAGGTACGTCAACAGCTATTGTTGGCCCAACAGTAATGGGTCAACCATTTGTTCCTACCTATGTAACTTCTTATAGCGAATATGTATCTAAATTCGGAGAAACATTCAAAAGTGGTAGTTATTATTACGAATATCTCACATCATTAGCTGCTAAGGATTTCTTCCAAAACGGTGGTCAGACATTATTAGTTACCAGAATCGTAAGTGGAAGCGCAAATACAGTATTATCTGCATATGCAAAATCTGAAATTCCCGCTTATAGTACTTTAACTGAAGGAACCGCAGCTTCTGCTACCCTAAACTTAACTAATGGAACTGCAGCTGGCACTTCCGGCTATTCAGCTTCATTTAATGGAGTTAATATTTTTATATCTGGTTCCACTACTCAGGATGCTTTTAATAGAGTAACAGCTTCTATCAATAGCAACACTATTATTAATTCAACTGCATCTTTTTCTGCTCCAACTTTAACCGTAACTTCTAAAACTAAAGGTGCTTTAGGAAACTTTAGTTTTATTACTTCAGGAAGTGTTACTACTTACTATAGTGGTGGTAGTGATGTTACTTGTTTCGAACTTGAAACCATATCTTGGGGTGACTTGATGAATAATACAGGCAGTATGAGTGCTGGTGCTTTATTAAGTGCAAGTGCAGCTAGTGTCCGTTGGGAAATTACCAATGTAAACACTGGAAGTGGTACATTCAGTATTGCTGTTCGTGCTGGTAATGATAATAATGCTCAAACGAATTACATAGAAACATGGCCTAATTTGTCATTAGACCCATCATTACCTAACTATATATCTCGTGTAATTGGTGATATTAAACCAGTTTATACTTTAGATAGTGACGGCAATCCGTATATTGATTATGTTGGTTCTTACACTAATGCTTCCCAATATGTACGTGTTAAATCTGTAAATATCCCACAAGTCGATTCTATCGATAATAATGGTAATTTCAAATATGCACAATATAGTGGTAGTTTACCATTAGGTGCAGGAAGTGGTTCATATGGTGGTGGTTTTTGGGGTGGTAAATCCGATACTAACTTAGTTAAGTTAATGAATGAAAATATTACCTCTACTAATGTTCAAGGATTCGATACTACTTCTTATACAACTGCATTTAATTTATTATCAAATAAAGATGATTATAGATTCAATGTATTATTAGCTCCTGGTGTTACTTTAGACAATGGTGCTGTATCAACTATGATTTCTATTTGTGAAGGTCGTGGTGATGCAATTGCAGTAGTAGATACTAAAGCCTATGGCAATGTAGTGTCAAGTGCTGCTGGCGCAGCTGCTGGACAATCAAGTAACTACGCAGCAACATATTGGCCTTGGATTCAATTATACAGTTCTGGTCTAGGCAAAGCAGTTTGGTCCCCAGCTTCAACTGTAATTGGTGGTGTTTATGCTTTCAACGATCAAATAGGTGCTGAATGGTTTGCTCCTGCCGGTTTAAATCGTGGCGGTGTTCCTTCAGTATTAAAAGCTGAAAGAAAATTATCTCAAGCTGATCGTGATACATTATATCAAGCAAATGTTAACCCATTAGCTACATTCCCTGGAGAAGGTGTTGTAGTATTTGGTCAGAAAACATTGCAACGTAAACAAACAGCACTTGATCGTGTAAACGTTCGTCGTTTGTTGATTGCATTAAAAGATTATATCGGTCAAGTATCTAACAACTTAGTATTTGAACAAAATACTAATGTAACTCGCAATCGTTTCTTATCTCAAGTTAATCCATATCTTGAATCAGTAGTACAACGTCAAGGCTTATATGCTTATAAGGTAGTAATGGATGATACAAACAATACACCTGATGTAATTGATCGCAATCAATTAGTAGGTCAGATCTATATCCAACCAACTAAGACTGCTGAATTCATTATCTTGAATTTCAACATACAACCAACCGGCGCTACATTCCCTGGATAGAGGAATGTAGTTGCTAATATTTATTGATAGCAATAAAAAATTAAAATAAAATGCCTGTATTAGACGCTAACGAAATAATGTTCACAGCATTTGAACCTAAAGTTCAGAATCGCTTTATCATGTACATCGATGGAATTCCTGCGTATTTGATTAAAGCTGCTTCTGCTCCTGGATTTGAAGCTGGTGAAATTATTCTCGACCATATCAACGTTTACCGTAAAGTTAAGGGTAAAGTTCGTTGGAATGATATGACCTTAAGCTTATACGATCCTGTAACCCCATCTGGTGCACAAGCCGTAATGGAATGGGCTCGTTTAGCACACGAATCTGTAACTGGTCGTGATGGTTATTCCGATTTCTATAAGAAAGACTTAACATTAGATATTCTCGGTCCTGTAGGTGATGTAGTAGGTGAGTGGATTGTTAAAGGTGCTTATTGTAAAACAGCAACTTTTGGTGAATACGATTGGGCTAACGAAGCGGCAATTAACCTTTCAGTAACAATCGCTATGGATTATTGCGTATTGAACTTCTAATTTTCCTATTTCTCTATTTTAAGTGGTGTCTGCTTTTGCAGACACCTTCTTTTTCATTATATTTATTACAAACGATGAAAGAGACGTCATTCGTATTCATAAAACTAAGTGTTTGCTTCTTTTGCAAACACTTTTTTTCTGCGTATATTTATATATATAATAATAAAATAGTTTATGGCCGAATTAAAGATCCCAACAGAAACAGTTTCATTACCTTCAAAAGGCTTACTGTATCCCGAGACATCCCCTTTAGCTAAGGGACAAATTGAAATGAAGTATATGACTGCTAAGGAAGAAGATATCCTTACTAATAGCAACTACATTAAAAATGGTACAGTAATCGATAAATTACTCCAAGCACTTATTGTAACCCCAATTGATTACAATGAATTATTGATTGGTGATAAAAATGCAGTATTAATTGCAGCTCGCGTTTTAGGTTATGGTAAAGATTATACATTCAAATATGTAAGTTCAAATGGACAAGAAGTAGAAGCAACTGTTGATTTATCACAACT